CGGGCGACACCGTGACGGGTGCGTTGAATGATGATATATTTTTGACGCGTGGCGTTTATGTCGCGGGGGATCCTTTTGATGTAGCGAGTTACAACGATGATTCGGAATACTTTGATCCAAACGATATTTAATTTTTTAACCTTTAATATTTAAAACAATGAAAAAACAAATTTTATTACTACTAACAATTTTAACGATGACTTTGTCATTTGGACAAAATAAGAAAGTCGGAAAATTGAGAATTACAAAAACACCCGACGCGGTGGCGACAGATACTTTAATCGCTATAAAAGACAACGGGTTGGTTGTTAAAACAGATATTGCAGTTGGTGACGTGGGTTCGGGATCCGGAACGGGATTCGAAGCGTTTCAAGGCGGATGGCGACTTGTTGGATCTACTTTGGCGGATCGTTTGACAATAGGATCGGCAACATTAGACGGAACAATTGTTGATGTTCCCACAATTGGACAAGTTGACACACCCGCTTCACCTTTTGGAAGTTCGGCGGTTGGATCAATATTGTTTGGACAAAACAACAAGGACACGGGGGATTTCAACAATACAGTCATAGGATCGGTAAATGAAACGGACGCGTTCGCCTTGGATGTTCTTTTAGGTGGTTACAACAAAAGTGGATTTGGTTATGGAAATTTCCTTGGCGGAACTTACAACACTATAACACCGGGGAACGTTAATTCTTTTTTATTTGCGATCGGACACAACAACACGGTGACATCAAGATTTGGTGGTGGCGCCTTGGGGATAGCGTTGGACGTTCGTGGTGACGGTGAAGTCGTTGTCGGAAAAGCCAATATACCTTGGACGGGTGCGGACAATGGATCAAATCGTCCAATGTTTACAGTTGGAACGGGAACAACAACAACGCCGGCGGGAAGATGGCAACCATTAGTTCAAAAAAATTCTTTTCAAATACTTAATGACGGAACGGGATATTTCAACGAATATGGATCCGGAACATTTACAGGAACACCAACGTTTGATCTACAAGTTGACGCAACGGGAAAAGTGGTTGAAGTGCCAATCACGGGTGGCGGATCCAATGATAATATTTATACAATAGATGGATCAACGCCCGCAAGTACAATTCGAACATTAACCGTTGGATCGGCGGGTGAATTAAATATTGACGGCGGTGGACAATCTTTATTGGAAGTTTACGAAGATAATTTCGTTGTTTCTTCCGTTACGGCAAGGATGCAAGACTATACGGGTTCGGCCTTTAGAATTATAAACGGTTTAAGTGACATTAGAGGGTCGCAAGGTGTAAGAATGGCGATTGGATCCGGTGGAACTTTCACGAATCCAAATGCGGGGGATATTTTGGTTGCAACAAACGCGCTTGGTGATTTGGCTTGGTCAACGCCGACAACATCCGCATCAACAGGGCTTGAAAAAATAACGGAAGGATCTTCGGGTTGGAGATTAATCGGTGTTAATCCGGCTCAATATGGGAATATAGGAAATAACGCGGTTGATTTATCGATACAATCTTCAACATCTTCAATAAGAGGTGCGACGGGATTTGAAGCGTTCGCAAGTGGAAAGAATACAAGATCAAGTGGTTTTTATTCTCATGCCGAAGGCGAATTGACTTGGGCTTCGGGAAATGCGGCCCATGCCGAAGGAAGACAGAGTGTTGCAAGTGGAAATTATTCACACGCGGAAAATAGTGGAAACGCAAGCGGGGATTATTCACACGCCGGCGGATCTAATTCAACGGCTTCGGGGGAATCTTCTTTTTCTCATGGAAACGGAACGGTTTCGGCGGGACGTGGTGGTGTATCAATGGGATATAATATGGAAGCGCCATCGTTTTCAGAAGTTGCAGTCGGTTTGTATGGCACACAATACAGTCCGGGAAATGCACTTGTACCCGTTGCAACGGATCGCGCGTTTAGTGTAGGAAACGGAACAAATTCAGCGAATAGGTCGGACGCCTTGGTTGTTTTAAAAAACGGAAACATTTCGGCGCCTTCGTATGGATCCGGAACGGTTACAGGGACCCCGACTTTTGATCTTCAAGTTGATGCAAACGGAAATGTTGTTGAAGCCCCGATAAGCGGTGGCGGTGGTGGTGTTACGCAAACAACGGGAACATTTGTTCCAACGGTTATCGATGCCGGTGGTGGTGCGACTTATACGGTTGGAAGTGTTCAACACGCGAGATATATTAAAACAGGAAATCAAGTATATTTCACTATTTATTTGATTAATGTTGGAATGACGGGAACACCTTCGGGGGCTTTAAGGATTGGGAATTTGCCATTTAATTGTCTTTATGACGCGGAAATGGCTTCGGTTGGAATATCGGGCGGGAATGTTCCTTTTTATAGTTTACGCGGTGTTATAGATAATACAAACGGAACCGAAATTCAATTTTTATTTAAGAACGCCCTTAATACTTCGGCGGGGTCTTTTATGAACGCGGTGACTTTTAGTGGTTCGGGACAAATAAGAGTTTCGGGGACTTATTACGCAAACTAAAAATTAAAAATTATGATTATTATTTTAGAACAATTAGGAATTGGAATTTTAGGAATCTTGATTTATAATGTTTTCAAGTTTCAAAGATTCTTGAAGAAAGATGATTTAAAAACAAAGGTTTTTTGGTCGTCTTTTTGGATGGATTCAAAGTTCACATGGTTGTGGACTTTTGCCATGTTATTATTGATCAGTATAACAATTAAAGTGCTTCCGGAATCTTCGGACGCGATCAAAGCGTTGACGGCGCTTGATGTTGGAACACAACTTGTTTCATTCTTTTCGCTTGGTATTGGATTATCAAGTCTTGTCGATACTAAAAAAGCATAAAAATTATGTGTGATAAGAATATCAATGAAATATTAAACCTTGTTTTTTCATCCGTAAATGACGAATTTAATTGGGTCAACAACACAACAAACGCGATCGACACGGTTGGCGGACAATTAGTTTTAAGACCGCAAGGAGCGACAAGCGAATTCCGAAGAAGTATTGGCGCCGTGGATCCATCAAATAACAAAATTAGGCTTCAAGCCAATATGGACATCACAAGACCGCAAGGATCAAACGACAACACAATGTGTGTTGTTTTTGGTGTTTTTGTAGGAACTCAATTGATTGATGAATTTTCCATTTACTTGGACGATGTTTCGGCGGGATCTACAACGGAATATAATTTGGATCGTGTTTATGATTTGAACAATATTGCGGGCGTAGCTTCATTAAGGATTACGGTTCCGGAAGGATTTGGAAATGAAATATTATTGGATTATTTAAAAGTTGAAGATTTCAATTTTTGTTCAGATGATCAACGATCATATTTCGTAATAGATGGATTTTTGGAAGATTCGAAGAATTCAACTTCTTCCGCTATTCAATTACATGAATGGCGTGTCGATGGTCTTGAAACATTAACCGCCGATTTTTTCGCGGACAACTCAAATCCGGGTGGGGTTCCTTCTTCGGATTGGAAAATGTCAAAAGCAAACATCGACGGATCCGAACGAGAATCCGAAAACACGGATCCAAATTCTTTCAACCCTTTTTCTTCGGAATGGGGTTTGGTGTTTGAGAATGTGGCGGGAAATTTCCATGGTGGAAAACCAACGGGAACGATCGGCGGAAATGATTATGGTTCGGATATTCTTCAAATAGGTTTCGAAAAACCCGCGATTTTAAATCGTGATTTAGACAGAAAAGAAGGGGCGTTTTTCATTGATATTGATTTCACAAAAGATCTTCGAATAACATTTGATGTTATTATAAATAATTCAAGTGCGGATCCTTTTAATAATCCGGATGTTTATCGTCAATATGAAATTATTTTCAATAAAACAAAATGTGAATGTTTGTTTCAATATGTTGACTTATTGAACCCACAAGCCGGAATCGTTAATGTTTTTGTTGATGGGTTTTTGTCGGGGCTTACGGGGGTTGAAGTGAATGAAAACGTAATTGATTGTGATGATAGTTTTTCTTTTAGCGGTCAAAGTGGAACATTTGAATTTGATATTGAATTTGGAACGGACATTGGACAAGCGGGGATTAATTACAACGCGTTTGGTGTGCCGGATCGTTTTGAATTAGAATGGAACGGGCAAATCATAACAAGCGGGTATGTTGGGAATCAAAATTCGGATCAACAGTTGTTGAACCTTGGAATTCCACCAAGTGAAATAAACACGGCGACACCATCAAACGGCGCGGGATCTTTGATGTTTACTAAAAATCAAGCATTTCCAACAACGGCAACGGTGCGTGTTACGGCGCCATTATCGGGAACGGGATGGAATGTTGATGGTGTTTGTGTTGACACGGGTGTTGGATCCGGTGGTTTATTGGTTGAGGTTGCCGAAGGATTATGCGGTGACAATCCAAGATCTTGGGAAGATGTTTACATTGACGAACCGTCATTAACGGGTTATATTCCGGCAAATGGCGATATAATTTATTTAAATCAAGCATTGACGACACCTTTCAATGGTGGCGGAAACACATATCGAATGAGAGTTTCAAACCCACCGTTCCAATTAGTGTACGATTTACAATTTGATATTTCTTCGGGTGGTGTTATATCGAACGTGACACAATGTTCAAACGGTCCCGGCGGAAGCGGACCAATTGATGTTGTTGGATCTTCCGATTCAAGTTGTGCAAGTTGTTGGACTGTTAGGGTTGAAGTTCCGCAAGGCGAAACAAGAACGGTGAATTTCCTTTCTAATTTCGGGAATAGTGGTCAATATGGGGTTGGTTGGTGTACTCCAAACCAAGGTCAATTGGTTATCGGAAACGATGTTCAATTAAATATAACACAGACAACGGAATTTGTATTCGGAATCGATGGTGCGTCAAGTAATAGTGGAAACACAGAATCAAGCACGATAATTATGACGGTACTTGACGGGGCGACACAATTGGATCAACAATCATTTAATAGACAGCACAACCCAATAAATTGTTAGAAACATGAACAATACACAAGAACTTTTGGACATTGCGGGAATAAACAAAGATTTGTTCCCGTGTAACCAAGAAATAAAATGTCCTTATCAAGAAAGGACAATAAGTTATGCGACGGGTGTAGTTATTCCGGAACCGGGATTGGATCCCGAAGAAATATTCAAGGAATGTTGTTATGTCCATTATGTATTTGCGGACGCGAATTCATCGCAAGACTTCAAAAATGATTATTCTTCTTTTTACCATCAAAGACAATTAACAAATGAAACGGTTGATTTCGTTTTGGTTCATTTGGAATTAGACGACGAATATATTTTAAACGATTCAACTTATGGTCAATTCTTTGGTTTTGGGTCTTTTGTGGATAACATAAGTTTAAAAGGTGTTAAGGTTGAATGGAAAAAAGTGTTGGCAACAATAGGTGAAGGATCATTTAAGATATTGAAAAGAATAAATATTGCCGGCGTGGATGTTGAAATCCCTTCGGTTGTTTTTACATTAAGACAATTTAGTTCAAGACAAGCGGACAACACGGTTCGAATCGATGTTATTATGAACGGAAGGTTGGTGAAATCCGGCGTTGACTTTACAGGGATAGGATGGAAACATTCACTTCGTGTTCCGGGATTCTTCGGAAGTCGTGAACCCGGAATTGAAGAAGATAACGTGATAAAAAGGACATACGAAAAGAAACAAATTTCGGCAAGGCAAACAAACGAATATAAGTTCCAAACGAATTTGATTCCGGATTGCTTGACGAATGAAATTTGGGATTTTATGATGTTATCAAATGATATTTATTTCAATGACTACAACTTAAATAATCATTCGTATGATTTTATTAAATTCGGGGCGAAGTTTGCTTCGAATGAAGGGACGGACTATCCGGTGAAAAGCAGAAAAGCAAGATTGAACTTAACATTTAATGATAAATTTGAAAATAATATAAAAAGGAATTTCCGATGAAAAGAGTTTATTTAAAAGGGGTGAACGTTGTGATCGACGCGGTTGAAAATGGCCGTGTTGTTTTCATACCCGTGAGATCCGCAAGGATGCAACCCGAAGGCGACAGCGTGACAATTACCGATCACGAATTGAATCAACGATATAATATTTATTGGCCAGATCTTCAAGATGAAGCGGGATCCACATTTGGAACCATTCCGGAAGCGGTTGACTATTTATCGGAATTCATAGGGTCTTTTAAATTCGGTGGGGGCGTTGGCAATGGGGACGCGGTTTTTGTTGATACTGTATTAACAACCAATGATCTTCCGGATCCGGCAACGTTGACGGGAAAATATATCATGGTGCAAGAAGGTTCGGGCGGATTTGTCGTTCCGGTCCTGGGTTATAGGATTGGCGGAAATGATCCGGGTCCATATTTTAGTGATGGAACAACGTGGAAATTGTCAAGAGATCTTGACGCCACGGACATCATTGTGGATAAAACACAATACAATTATTCGTCTTCCGATAAGTTGAACAATCTTTTGAAAGATATTGAAACCAAGTTCAATGCGTTGGACAATGTTGATCAAGGATCCGTGACCGTTCATTCGGATGTGACAGACGCGGGACGTGGCGCCATAATAACTTCGCAAGAAGCGGGCGACATTTATAACACTATTGACGTTCATTCGGATTCAAGTGTTCTTCCGGCGCCATCACAAGATGGTGACGAAGTTGTTGTGGTAGGTGGTCAGTTAGTTAGAAGACCAAGACCAATAATAATTTCATCACCGGGATGGACAACAACGGTTCAAGATATTGACAACAAGATCACGGATCCAATCGGATCCAATCCAAATTCAAATCGAAGAATAAGTGTTGGATTGGTTATTCCGGAAGATGGTTTGTATTTGCCAAGTATTGATTTTTTGTGGTCACTTGATACGACGGGGAATGATTTCACGGTTGAATGTGAAATTGATGGAAATTCAATTTGTGTTTCTCAATCAATAAATTCACGAATCATGCAAACCGAACCAAAAGATTCGGCGGGATCAAATCCAAATCATCCACAAGCGGGGACAAATAATGTGCATAGTTATTCAAAACAATTTATTCCAATATTTTTAAATGCGGGGATTGTTACATTAACATTGGATTATGGACCCGAAGTTCAAAACAATATTCAAGCGAATATCGCGGAAGTAATAATAATTTTAAAAAGAATTTATAATCAAATAAATACATAATTATGTCAAAAGTAGTTTATCAATACAGCGCAAGCGATTTTCCAAATGGTAAAATCGACATTAAAAGACTAACAAATCAAGTTCGTGGAAAGTACACGGATTTCGATGTTAAACCATACGGCGACGGTGTTTTAGTTTTTGCAACAAAACTTTTCACGGAAGCGGAAAAAACTGAATTCGATTTGGTGATACAAGCGCATGACGGGGAACCGTTGGATTTCTTGTCAAAAGCAACAAGCGATCAAAAAAGATCAAAGGTTCAAGATATTGTGGCGATGGCAAAAGATCGCGCGGATCTTGTGGCGTTCGTTCCTGTTATTCTTCAATACTTAAATTTCAGAAACAAGGAACTTGACGGTCATATTTATTATAGTGCAACCGACGAACTTGTGGCGTTAATTGTTGCGGACAAGGAACCCGGACAACCTTTTGAAGCGTTATTGAACGCGCTTGTGACTGAACCTTCGGCGCAAGTACCAAACGGGATCAGGGCTTATGAATTTTTTATCGGAAAAATAACGGGCGTTATCTAATGGATCTTAATTTTCTACAACAGCCGGAAAAGGATTGGAATCAAAGGATTCCTAAATCCAAAGAACACCCAAGAAGTTGGATGACAATCGTTGATCTTGAAATCACTTTATCGGATGGTTATATTCTGAAAAGACCCGCCGGAACGATTTGGGATGGCGCTTCGATCCCTTCTTGGTTGTGGTGGTTGTGGAATCCCATCGATGAAGGGGCAATCGGTGATTGGATCCACGATGAATTGTGGAAAGACAAGGAAGGGCAATTGAAATATTTTAAATGGAATATTCACGAAGCCCGAAAGTTCGCGGACGATGAACGTAATATTTGGCGAAAGTCTTTGGCGCCAAAAAGAAAAGTGAAAAACTTCATAACACATTGGACGTTGCGGTTCATTGGTGGTTTCTTTTATTCAAGACAAATAAAAATTCCTAATTAATTTTAAAAATGTACATTACAAAAATGATTCTTAAATATTTGATAAGTATAGTTGCGGCCCTTAATACTATACACATTGGAACCATGACGTTGAAAGCCAAAGCAACGATCAAACTTGGGTTATTGGTTAGCCCTTTCGCTTTATTATGGGATAAGTTTTCCAAATGGACAATCGACAACGAAGCGTTCATTCTTTTTGTTTTAGGCGCCATCATCGTCGATCACATTTTCGGAAGTATAAAGCACGCATTTTTTGACAAAGACTTTTCTTGGATAAAAAACATAATTGGTTTTTTCACGAAACTTGGATTGGTTGTTGGGTGTGGATTTCTTTTTGAAGGACTTCAAGTTGTTATCCATAAAGAATCGATCGTCACGGATTATCTTGAAATAATCACAAGATTGATTGTATTTCTTTATCCGGCGGGATCCGCGTTTGGAAATTCTTCAATTATATCCGGCGGAAAGTTTCCGCCCGATGCTTGGTTGAAAAAATTAAAAAAGTTTCAATCGAATTTGAATCCTAATGAATTTAATAAAAAACAAGAATAATGAAACCAATTTTTGACAATGGCCACGGCGGAATGATCGGTGGCAAATACCAAACTAAAGGAAAAAGATCACCGGATTGGGGATGTGGTGTGTTGTACGAAGGAATGTTCAACCGTTGGGTTGTAAATCGCTTAATTGAAAAAATGGATCGTTCGGGTCTTGAATATTATCACATAAGTCCCGAAGCGCATGACATACCATTGTGGCAAAGATCTGAACGAGCAAACAAGATATTTGGAAAGGATCCAAAAACATATTTAATAAGTATTCACGCGAATGGCGGTGGTGGTGAAGGAATCGAAGGATTTACAAGTCCGGGTGTGACAAAGTCGGATATTATCGCGGATCTTATTTTGCGAGATATTGAAACAAATTTCAAAGGAATTCAGAAAATGCGGTTTGATATGATTGACGGGGATCGTGACAAGGAAGCAAAATTCCACATACTAACGAAATCAAATTGCCCGGCGGTTCTTCTTGAATGTGCTTTCATGGATCATCGAAAAGATTATGAACGATTATGGTCCGAAGAATATTTGGAAAGAATCGTGGAATCATTATTTGAATCAATACAAACACTTTATAAAAAATGAAAAATTTAATTATTGTCATTTTGTTGACTTCAACAATATGGTCGGCAAACGCTCAAAAAAACGAATACATTTACAAAGCCAAGATAATTTCCGTTTATGATGGCGACACAGTCACGGCGCTTGTGGACCTGGGATTTAACGTTTTAACCGTTCAAAAATTAAGACTTTCAGAAATAGACACGCCGGAAGTTCGTGGATCTGAAAGACCCGAAGGATTAAAGGTTCGCGACACAGTTCGCGCAATGATTCTTGAAAAAGAAATTTTGATTCAAACATTCAAGGACAAAAAAGGGAAGTTCGGTCGATACATTGTTAGGATCTACATTGATATTGACGGCGATGGCGAATTGGATAATTTAAACCAATGGTTGATCGATAATAAATTAGCAAAACCATACAAATGAAAAAATCAATATTAGCCGTTTTAACGGCGTTTCTTGTTTTGACGGGTTGTGGAACATTCAAGAAGATCACTTCAAGCGAGAAAAGCGACAAGAATCGCAAAGAAACGACGGAAAAGACAAAAGATTCGGTCACAACATCTTCGGAAGTGCTTCCGACGGAAAGTTCATTGAATTACAATTTGTCGGATCTTAATGTGTCCGGGGACTTTGAACAACGTGTTTCGTCCGGTGATGGAACCGAAGCCGTTATAAGTAAAAAAGGCGACAAATTAACGGTGAAAACAAAGACAGCCGGATCCAAGAACACCAACACAAATGTCAAGGAAAGTGAAAAAACAGAAATTTATGATTCGGAATTTGTTATCAAGGAAACAAAAAAATTAATCAAACGAGTACCGTTAAAGTTTTGGTTATTAATAGGTTTAGTCGTGACAATTTATTTCAGAAAGTTTATTTCACAAATACTTGTTTCTATATTTCCCGCACTTGGTGGAAAAAGATTGTTCGCCTTGTTCCTTGGGAATAAAAAATGATGCTATCTTTGTGACAAGATTTTTCCACGAAATCTTCGCAACAATGTTTGTTTGAAGCGCCATCCAATTTTGGGTGGCGTTTTCTGTTTTAAGAATAAATAAAAAAATGTTTGGCGAATACATAAAAAAATGTATATTTGCATACAACAAACAATCATTGGACGTGGAAAATACTTTGAATTATTACGAATTGGCACAAGAAGAAAACATCATTCGGGCTTTTAGAATCTTTTATGGAATGGATATGGATGGCGTTGTTCGTTATTCGGTGCAATATGTAAGTGACGAAGGATCCATGGTTTGTGATTATTCACTAAACTAAAATTTAATGTCAATTTTATCAAGCAAACAAAATACTTTGGGCGCCAAGTTAATTTCGGAAAAGGGATTTGAATTCTATCCGTCAAAAACTTCGGAAGTCCTTCAAGTTAGAAAAGGAAATACAATCATTTATTTAATATCAAAACTGAAATTTCATGGAACAAAACAATGAAGAAAACAAGATCATCGATGTTGATGTTGTAATTAAAAAATACAATGAAGCGAATCCGGATTTAAAAAGATTAGATCGAAGCGGACTTGCGAAGATTTTGAAATGTAACACACAAGTTTTTTCAGATTGGAAAAACGGAAGAACACCAAAATTGATTTATCGAATATTGAAGTTAATGGAAATCGGAAAATGTGACTTCAATGAAATAGTAATAAAATCCGAAGAAAATTAATATTAACCCTAAATCTTAAACAAAATGAAAACTTTCACTACCTACGAAAAAACATTATTTATCATGGCAATCGGATTGTCTTTGTCAATTATCATCCTTAATATTTTACATTAATGAGTGAACAAAAAGAACATACATTTAAAAACCTAATTGAAAGCCCGGAAGTTCAAGAAAAGTTCTTCCGAATATTAGGTGAGAACGGGGAACCGTTTTTGATTTCGGTTTTGAACTTGGTTAATTCCGACGAAAAATTGAAGGTTTGTGATCCTAATTCAATTTTGTCCGCTTCGGAAGTTGCGGGAACATTAAATCTTCCTTTGGATCCATCCTTGGGAATGGCGTTCATTGTTCGGGTTAAGAAAACAAAACAAGTGCAATTCCAAATCGGTTATCGTGGATTGATCGAACTTGGACATCGATCACAACAATTCAGAGGGTTAAACGCTTCGGATGTTCGTGAAGGTGAATTCAAGGGTGTTGATCGAATGACGGGTCGGTTGGATTTTGATTGGATCCAAGACAATGACGAACGAAAGAAATTCCCGGTGATTGGTTGGGTTGGTTATTTTGAATTGGTTAATGGATTTTCTAAAGCATTATACATGACAGAAGCCGAAATGACCAAACACGGATCTAAATATTCTTCAACATACAATCTTAAAAACTCACAATGGTCGGCGAATAGATCCGGAATGGCAAAGAAAACAGTTTTGAAACTTGTGTTGGATAAATTCGCGCCGAAGTCGGTGGAAATGGTGAAGGCGATTAAATCAGATCAAGCCGTTATCGAACAAGATGGATCTTTGAACTATGTTGATAACCCAACAAATATTGATGTTAATAAATTACGTGAAAGCCAATTGGAAGAAATCAAACTTCTTCTTAAAATTGAAGGGTTGATCATTTCAGAAGATGAAAAAATAAACATTGGTCGCATTGTGGAAAAAAAGGAATTCGAATCCTATAAAAAAGTGATCAAGATATTGAACGAAAGAATTCCAAAAATTAAAAATTAAATTAAAGTTATGCTAAACAAATTAAGAACGGGACGTGGAACGTCTTCACAGATTTGGCGAATCGCCAAGAATTACAAAAACGGAAAATTTTTAAAACCCGCAATCACTTACATTGATGAAATAAAGATGGAAAGAAGATTGAATCGATCATTGGACGGTGGAGCCGATTCACAGGCGATAAGATGGGGGAATTTTATGGAAAGTCGATTGTTTCAAAGATTAGGTTTGGAATGGTCAATGACTTCACAAGAAACAATCGTTCATCCGGATGAAAAGTTTGGTCCGTATTGGGCGGGAACACCCGATTTGAAAGCCGAAAAAAAATGTGGCGAAATCAAATGTTATCAACTAAAACACTTTTGTCAAATTGTTGACATCTTCAATAAATTTAAAACGAAGAAGATAACAGAAGCCGAAGCAATTGAATTGCTAAAAACAAACGAGCCGGAAATTTATTGGCAAACAGTATCGAACGCGATGATCTTAAATGTTCCCGTTGGCGAAATGATTATTTACGCACCAAGTGAAGCGGAAATGCCGGAAATACGTGAAGAACTTCAAGATCCGGAAAATCAATTGGATGCGCCATGGAAGTATCGTTTCATTGTTGAATCTGAAAATCACGAATTGGCGGTTCTTCCAATGAAAAGCGATTATGATTCGATTAATACTTTCGAATTTAAAATACCGACAGAAGATAAAATTCATTTAACTAAAGCGATGATCGAAGCGATCAAGATAATTGAAGAATAATTCATGGCGATAAAAAAAGTATTTAATAGCAAGTACACACAAACCCCGAATGATATTTTAAATCATCCGGGGTTATCTTTCAAAGCGAAAGGGATATGGGGATATTTAAACAGTAAACCCGAATCATGGGATTATAGTGTTCGTGGTGCGACTTCACAATCAAAGGATGGAAAAGACGCGGTTTCATCGGGAATGAAGGAATTGGAAGAAATGAAATATTTGAAAAGAATCCCTAAAAAAAATCAATTAGGTGAATTTTGTGGAAGTGATTATATTTTATTCGATGAACCATTTTCAGAAGACGAAGAATCGGAAGACGGATTTTCCAAGGATGGCAAACAAGGCGATCAAAGTAATAAAGAAGGAAGTAAAAAAGAAGAAGTAAAACCAACGCAAGGTCTTTTCGGAAAGGAACCCGATCCAAAAGCGAAGGTGTTATTCAAAAATTGCATTTATAAAGATTTTAATATCTTTAAAGTCAAGTTGAAAGAAGCGGATTTCCTTGGAATAGATCTTCAATATTACCATCGTGCGGTTGATCGTTGGTCAAGAAGTAAAACAGTAAAACGAAGCGCGGACGGTTGGATCGCAACGGTTGAAGGGTTTATGGAAACGGACAAAGACAACGGAAAATTAAGGATGGCCAGGTCCGACGATGAAATTGAAAACGAGAATGACGAAGCGAAAGAATATTTAAAAATGTAAAGAATGGAAACATTACCGGCGATTAAGAAACAACAAATGATCGAATTAAGAAAAGACGATCACTTGGATAAAAGAAAAGGATTGTTGGACGTTTCGGAAGTTCAATGGGGATTGGGAGCAAATGAAATGATATTGGCGCAATCAAGCGTTGAAATGCCGATTCGAAAATACAATGATGAAAAGTTGATTGAAAAGATTAAAACAATGTCAAAGTTTGTTTGTCGTGATATTGGCGTGACATATTGGGATCAACCAAAACAAATGCAATACGACAACACAAGATTTTTCACAACGATAAAAAAATATTATAGTGACTTTTCCATTTCAGAAATAAAGACGGCGTTTGAAATGGCTTCAATTGGTGAACTTGATGAATGGTTGCCGAAAGATAAAAACGGGGCCGCAGATAATAAACATTATAATTCTTTTAATTTGGCTTATTATAGTAAGATTCTAAACGCTTATAGAAAGAAAAGGAATCAAGTGTGGTCAAAGGTTCGAAGATTGCTTCCGGTTGCAGAAAGCACGATAAGCGAAGAAGAAAAGAAGGAAAACAATCGTTTTTTTATCAATGAAATTTACGACGCCTTTGATCAATACCAAATCAATGAGATAAAACCAAATTTCATAATGACAATGTATTTGGAAGAATTCTTGCATCAACGATTGATAAAAGAAATAAAGAAGCCAACCAAATCAACGATCGACAAAGTTTATAAAAACAACTTAACGAAGACCCGTGGAAAGGAAAGAAGAAAATTGATTGATGAATATCATTCAAACAACTTCAAAGGATCTTTGAAAAATCAATACCAAACAGCCCAAAACAATTTGGAGTTGGAAAGGATTTTCAAAGAGATTATAAAACAAGAAAAACACCTTCGGGATTTTTTAAAATATCGTTACGAATAGTATGGCGGAAAAAGATGATTATTTTGATCGCGCGTTGATCAAATTATAAAGGAAATATGGCAAAGAAGATTTGATCCGATCGTTGAATAAAAACGTTTCGGATTTGACTATTGAAAACGGTTCATTGAAATCCGAAATTGATCATCTTGAATCGGAATTGAAAAAAGCATTGAAGAAAATTGATTTAATGGATCCCGTTTCAACAAGGGATAAAAGAATAAATCAAAAGAACAAACGAATCAAAAAGCAAGACGCGGAATTGGAAAGGCTTCGAAAGTCCGTGACTGAATTGTCGATTCAATTAAATAAATATCGAAATGAA